TCAACAATACCTAGATCAGGGCCTGTATGTGCTTGAATCGCTTTACCGATAACAACTCCAGGTTGCATGATTGTCGCTACATTGTGCCAAGCAGTTGCGTGACCATTGCCATCAGAAACCATCAAGTCTCCTTTTTCACAGTGACCAGTTACTTGAGTAGGAACTCGACCTTGTAGTGCGACTGCGACTTTGTGTCCAGGACAATCTTCGTTCATCATAAATGCTGGTTCAGTTGAAACAACACCTGCAACTCGTTGACTACATTTTGTAGTAGAAAGAGTGACTTCTTTTTCTCCACCAAAGTCTACAACTTGACCAGGTGAGTATTCTGCATCACCTTCATAGTTCTCAGCCAAATCCGCATAAGTTGCTGATAGACGAGAGCCTGATGAGAGTGACCAATTACCTGTAATTTCACCTGCTGTACCTGATGCGCCTGTTGTTAATGTATCTGCTGTGAGAGTGCCGGACAGCACGTCTAACGCACCGCTAACAGTAAGTGATGTCAGAGTACCAGTTGATGTTATATTAGGCTGTGCCGCTGTTGTAACAGTTCCAGCAGTCGTTGCTAGTGCTACTGTACCTGAGACATTAGCACCTGCTACTGCGTTTGCTACTTGTGCAAAGTCAACTTCACCAGTAACGTTTTGCCCTGTGATTGCTGTTAAGTTTGCTCCATCTCCAGATACGTATGTAAACACACCACCTGTACCTGCAACATTACCTGATGTAATGTTAGCAGTAACTGCTAATGATGATAGTGTACCAACAGAAGTAATATTTGGTTGAGCGGCAGTTGTGACAGTACTTGCTGTACTTGCTGTAGTTGCTGAAGCAACTGTACCACTGACATTGGCACCTGTAATGTTTGATATATTTCCACCGTCACCACTTACGACACCAGTAAGATTACCTAAGAAAGTAGTTGCGGCTATACTATTAGTAAACATAGTATGAGTAGCATTTGATGTAATGCTTTGTGAGCCTAGTTCTATAGTTGAACCAGACAAATACAAATCGTTAAATCTGTTTGTGTTGTTACCTAAATCGTAAGCAACATTTACACTAGGAGTAATATTTCCAGAAACAACTAAGCCTGAGAGTGTACCAACAGAAGTAATATTTGGTTGAGCGGCAGTTGTCACTGTACCTGCTAATGCTGAGTTTGAGACATTTAAATTTGCTACACGATCTGTAGAAACAACTTGAAGAGGAGGAGTTCCGTTTGCTACATTAGAATACAACGTAGATGCTCTTACTGACGAAGTAGCATTTAAGTTGCCTACATTAGCATTACCAGTAACTGTTAAAATTTGACTAGAAGTATTCCATGTAAGTGTTGAGTCGCCATCAAATGTGCCGCCACCGCCACTAAATTGAATTTGACCTGACGCTCCAACAGAGCTACCACTACCAGCACCACCAGTCTGTGCTGTGGCTCGACCACCACTTGTATAAGCAGTAAATGTAGTAGTGTTAACAATACTAAAACTAGTACTGTCTATGACAGTGACTGTGTATGCTTGACCATTAACTTCAGTCATTCCTAATACATCAGTTATTGTTACACTTAGACCATTAGTAAAATTATGAGCATTAACAGTTGTTATGACACCGGGATTAGCCTGAGTAATAGCACTGATTTCAGCAAAAAAGACACCGTTTGTAGCCCATGAAAGATTACCAGTACCATCTGTTTGTAAAACATAGCCGTTTGTACCGCCAGTAACTTGAACATTTGCAACATCACCTAAAGTAATGAGTCCATTTGCGGCGCCACCTTTGTTGACCCAATTAGTACCATCGTATGCTAGTATTTCACCGTTAGCAACAGTATTTGATATGTTTAGATTGCCGACTGCTCCATCTATCTGGCTAAAAGTAATATCAGAATAAGACGTGAGTACTTCAATGTTCTCTAAGCCAGATGTAGTCTTACCAATAAAGACTCTTTTTGCATCGCTGGCAAATCCTAGTTCTGCTTCGTCTAGTTGTGGTAAGTCAACCAGGTTACCTGATCGTTGTTGAATTTTAGAGATTTGTACAATAGCCATAAGTCTAATCTTTTCCTGTGATTATACTTATTTATCATAGTTTTTACACCATTGAGGAGAATCTATATAAACTTTGTGTAGTATTCTTCAAGTTTACCTAACCATTGTTGATGATACTTGTCAAATTCATTACCTTCAATGACAAATTCTTGGTATTCGTTGTCTTTACTACACATAAAGATAACACCTTTACGTATCTTTGTGCCATAAACTTCATTATGAGCATCAGCATAAGCAGTCATTTGAATAAAGTAGTCATCAATCCATTCACGTTTCTTAGGCTTGTTTGTTTGTTTGTGATCCATGATTGCTTCATCACCTGAGTGTACTCCAACTAAGTCAGTTGTACCTGCATAGATTCCTGGGAACCATAACGAGACTTCAGTACCCCAATATTCATCACAGTTTACTAGACCTTCAGCAATTATTGTCTGAGCCATAATATGACTCTGCTGACTGTATGGATTAGTCCCTGGAGTACCTACATCATCTGTTTTAATGTAGTCTTCAAGCCACTTATGCATACGTGTACCACGCCCTGCCGCTTCGGTAGTGATCTCTTGTGCTTTAGCATGACCAACTCGCTTACGCCAGTTGTTTAGTGCTTGTTTCTTTTCTTCTGATGCTGTAGCAGAAATGACTGTAGTGACACTAGGGAGTTTTTCTCCTGTGGGCGTAATATATTTGCGAGAACCGTTATAGTTACCTTTCTTAAGTTCTTTGTATGGATATTTTTCTGTTATCATGGAGTCTCCGGTATGTCTGGTTTGCCTGACCAGATTTTGTTAGCATAATCCATTCCTAGTTCATGGAAATAGTAAACATTTCTACAAAAGTCTAGTGGATAATAATCTATAGGGTTTTCGTTAATCTCTGTTAAACTTTGTTCTACATCCGCCTCAGAGTTAGGAGTGTGAATTAAAATATCATGTAATTTAGCATGAGGTAAATCCACAACTTCGATGTTTTTGTATCGGGTTGTTATCTCTTTCCAAATATAATCTGCTAAGACAGCATGACCTTCTTTAGTTTCATGTAGGCAAGATGTTTTGTTAATATGTTTTGTTATTTCATTGAAGTCATGTAATTTGCCCGGATGGCAATCTAATTCAGTTTTAAGAATCGCATCATGGTCGTTCTGAAAATCAATTGTATTGCCGTTAACCTCAGGCATATAATCAGTCATTAAATGAGGGACATTATGGGCATCGAGTAAATGATTAATACTAGCCCAACGATGTAATTTATCTTGTTGTAGTAAGCAATAGTAATAATCATCGGAGTTTAAAATTATTTCCTTTTCTAATTCAGAAATTTCGCCATCTCCGCCAACAATTCTGAATTGTTGTGTTGTTGCCAAATATACTTCTCTGCGTGTTGATTGAGAATATGCATGAATGTAAAGGGGATTATTGTGATTAAACAAATCTTTGTAGAAGTATCTCATCGTTCTACGATAAATTGCTGTGTTCCCTTGACCAGGTATAGCCAGATTGACTAAAGGGACGCCTAAACGTTTAGCAATGATAGATGCCCAAGCATCCTGAATAGGATCTATTATTCCGTGACCATATGTGTAACTACACCCATTAACAACTAAATGAGATATCTTTAACGTGTCGTTCAAATTGTAAAACTCTCTCCACAGCCACAACGTGCTTTTTCTAATGGATTAATGAACTCAAAACCTTCGTTAAGTCCTTTCTTTTGATAGTCAACAGTTATGTCTTCTAACATTGACTGAGCCTTAGGATCTACGAGTACAGAAAACCCGTCGTAATCTGATCTAATATCTTCAGGATCAATATTATCAGCAAACTCTAGTTTATAGGCAAAGCCACTACAGCCAGTAGTTTCAATGCCTATACGTATGCCAACTCCTTTCCCCCTATGGTCAAGATGTTGTTTAATTTTGTCTTTTGCTATTTGTGTAACTTCCATAACTGTATTTAATTCCTTATACACAAGTATAAAGTGTTTCTTTATAAATGTCTAGTTTATTGGGTTTATATGACTTTAATGCCGCCAGGAAGATTAGGTCGGCTCTTCATAGCAGAGTTAGCCATGTTGGCTACAACTTTTTCATTAGAATCTGGTTGTTTGTTGGGATCCATACTTACAGGTTCATCGCCTTTGAAGACGACCTTATCACCTTGAATGTTTGAAATAATACCTTTTAGTAAAGGTTGTTTTATCATATTGTACAAATCTTGTACATCAATTATGATATCATTGGATTGAAATAGAGTGAGTAAATTATCAACTGTATAGTTATCTTTATCTATTTCGCCAGTTTCTACTTGTTGTTGTAAATGATTTGAAACTGCAATAATAGAAGCGGCTAAGGCTTGATCTTCGGCAGGCTCCACAAATTCGTTAAGCCTCATGTGATTTACCTTTTTGCTCTACCGACTGGTCCTGTTGATACGTCTACGTTAACATCTTCAATATCAGTAACAACGTCAGTTCCCATATCGCCTTCGATGTCTACTATTGGATCAGAAACATCCATGCCATCTACAGCAACTTCACCGCCGCCCATACCCATATCTACATCACCATCAAATGCATCTACAACGTTTCCGCCTGTAATGCCTGCTAATGCTTGGTCAAGTTGACCTTTAACTGATACTAAACACTGATTCAATTCTGCAAGTGCTTGTCCTGCTGTTTGATCAAATGCTTGTGCTTCGTTAACACCGATCTCTGTTTGAACAGAGTCAACCATTGCTGGCATTTCTTTGACCATCATGTCTGAGATTTCTTCTAACATTTTTTGTACTGAATCAACCATGTCTTGTGCGGCTAAGATAACTTGTGATCTGTTGACTTCTTCGTTTTCAGTAATCACTTTAGTTCTTGGCATGTCAGGAACTATTTTATAATGCTCTCTAAGAGCCTGCTCCATGAATACTAATTTCATGTATGAAGGATATTCAGCTCCAAAAGATTTTGCTTCTTTTGCTTCAGAAATCAAACCCTTTACTTTGTTTAGCATAGTTTGAGTTTGGTTTTTGTTAAGACTGTTGACTTTAAGATCAACCTCAAAGTTTTCTTTTAACGCCTTGACTGCGTGATCTTTTGTGTTTAAATCGTTTAGTTTCATAATCAGTTCCTAGTAATCTGTACTTGAGTATATGTATTTATCATCTACTGTAGAATTTTTGTTATTTTTAAACCTGTTCTTTTTAACATTTTCAAAAATTTTAAGTTGTTCTTCCTTAGAACTATTTATGTGTTTCTCTAGTTCTTTGAGAATTAATTGTTTCCTTTCATAATCGTTTTGTAATTTAGTCAATTGTATTAACCGAATATCTACACTACTCTTTTTTGTTTGGTATCCTCTGGTATGGATTTTGATATCTAGGTTGACACTTGCTAGTTTACCATCTAATAAATAGATTCGTTTTGCGATGTCAGTTCGATTGTTTTTAAGCAAGACACAATATGATAATGCATTCTTAACAGTTAGAAATTCTCTAGTTTCTTCCCATTGACGTTTACTTACATTATAATAACCATCTTTGGTTTTAGTTATAAGAAAGTCTCCAAATACCCTGATTCCTTTTTTGTCATTGTTAATATACAAGTGTCTAAGACCTGATAACAACTCATCTTTAAACAATTGAAGAATCTTTTGTTTATGTACCTGCTTCATTTAATATCCTCAAAATAAATATTTCTAAGTTCGGGTGTAGTATCTAAAAAATTAGGTAAAGTATCTGAGTATTCAGTATTACAGTGTAACATAGGTATTTCATGGCAATCATGTATCAATAATCCAAAAGGATCACTGTTATTAGCATACACATTAGTATGTGTAATATTAAAATCAAATTTCCAATACCAAAAATGATCACGTTCTTTATCATTTTCTAATAGAAACCCAAAGTTAGTGTTATTCAGGTTAAATTCAACTTTAGAAGGATATCTTAAAATATCAGGAGATCCTCGCAATGATAAACATTGTAAGATTGTATCAAAGTTTGCTTGTGAGTTGCGTTGTTGTCTCCATACATCAGTGTCATCGCCAATTGGCTTAGAACGATTCAGCACATTTGTTTGTGTGATGTCGAATAATGTGTAACATGCAATTCTTTGATTCATGTTAGTATTTAGTAGCCAAAAAAAAGCCTCTAATAAAAGAGGCTTTTTAATTGTGTAATTAAAAATTACTCAGAGTCAAATGTAACGCCTGAAGCAGAAGTTGTAACTGCATATCCTAGAGCCGCTGTTAATGCTACGTCTAAGTCGCCACCGTTTGTGAAGTCCCATCCCATTGTTGGGAATAACGCTAGGTTTAATACGTTTGCGCCTGAACCACCTGAAGAATCCATTTGATAGATCGCAATTGTTGATCTGCCTTGGATTGTGTTAACTGCTGTTAACAAGTCAGCGCCTGGAAGAGCCGCTGATGCTTCGCCAGTAAATGTTACGATACCGAACTGAAGTTTTGGTCCTTGTGGGTTAACTGCTTCGCCAGTAGTGTAAGCGTTTAATCCGCCATTTGTGTAAGAACTAGCATCCTGATGGAATACTGGTTGAAAGTCACTGTTTGCTTTTGTAAATTGTGCCATTTTTCTATTTCCTTTTGTTTTAAAAGTACACGTTCCATGCACTTTATATTATTTTGAATTTCACACCCGTGAGATTCATACAAGTATTTATGCCAGAAGTAAAAAAATTGGGTTAATTATCGTGTGGCTGATCTATTAGCCGCACTGAAGGTTGATCTTGGAACCAATTTGATATCACCTTTAGGATGAGTCATTACATAACCTTCTCCTCCAGGCTTGCCATTAATGCTTTGTTTTATTGGCGATTCTTGGCTATCGAATTTATTAATAATATCATCTTTAGTTTTCATAATAGATGAAACTACCTGCCACAAAGACATAAACGCAGATTTGTTTTCATATATGTAGTTACTTACTTTAGTTTTCATTTTTGCTGATACTTGATGTCTGTTTTCTAACCAAGGAATAAAATCACTACCTAAATTAGTTAAGCCTGAATCTACTTTACTGTTCATGTATGCGTATAACAAATCAGGAAACCCTTTCATTTGTTTTTGAGTGAGTGTATTAGGGTCAAGTAATTTATCTATACTTGCGGCATTTTTCTTTACTATAAGTTGAAGTTGGTCGAGAGCACCGGTATTCACTTTGACCGGCTGTGTTGTTGTTATGCTTGGCACTACTAATACAGTTGTTTGACTTTGAAATATATCAATATTCTTAAACGGCCCTTCGTTTCCGTTGGCATCAACTTCTCTATGAATAACAATTCCAGTCATACTTTGACCAATTCTTTTTCCTAACTCACTATCTTTATACACAGCATATTCTACAATTTGTGGTTTAAATATATAATAATTTTCTTTAATCTGTGGTGTTTGATAATACAATAAGTCACCTTTAAAGAATCCTCTATAATTTTTAGGAGTTGCCTTTTCATACATAGAAAATATATTAGCCATATTTTTCGCAAATGCTATACGATTTGGATCATCTTTGTGCTTACCACCACTACGTCCAAGTAATACTGAGTTAATTTCTTTTGGTGAAGTCGCACGTTCGACTCCGCCTTTTTTCATAAAACCACCTTTATCTGTAAAAATAAATGTGCCGTTTTCATCACGACCAAATACTATAGCTGGAGAACCATCCCATTTAAGAGTTACTGCTTTATGATTGTCCCCTGTCATACTGCGAAGTGCTTCGATAGCACGAGATGCTCCAGCACTGCCTTGAAAAAATATTAAATCCTCAGCATGTTGGATTCGTGCTTCCATTTCTCTCAATGGTTGCTTGAATTCTAAAAATCTCATTACAACAGACCTGCCCTATATTTTAATTCATCTAGTTTAGCAGGCATAACTTTTTTCATCGACCAAGCCGAGTTTTCATCCTTTTCATAATTATCAATATATGTTTTTGCTTGTGGGTATGCTGTGACAATATGTTCGACTGATCCTAAGTTTTCCTTAGTTGCTTGAGGCCCTAACAACAACTTTGCAATTTCATCTATATTACTTGATACTAATTCATTAGTTTCTCTATTAACTAACCCTTTATAAGGACTCCATTTCATGCCTTTATTTTTTGCTAAGTCAGCAATTAAAATCTGTTTGTGTACACCTTTGTATGGTGAACCTTGTGGAATGTTATGAACATGAAATTGTTGTGCTGTCTCACCGTTATCAACAACCATGATATCAACTTGTTGAGTAGTATCACCTATGTTAGTTTTAACGTGTACGATTTGTCCTGACTTGCGTGTCTCAAATCCAGCTTGTTGAAATAACTTTTCTAATTCTATTTTTGCATTTTTTGTATCTTGTACTTTAAAATGTTTCATTATTGTACCAGCATCGACAATCATATCTAAGTCGCCACTCATTTTTCCTGGTATTGGTGTTGCTCCTGAACCAATTGGCAGTGCTTTAGCACCTGTGACTTTCATAACATTGTTGATCTGTTTCATCATGTTAGGTATTAATTTTTGATCAAAATCTGCTGTATTTTGAAATATATTTCCACCTTCGACTAAGTTGATGCTGTCTAATGTTTTTTGTAATTTAGCAAGATGCTCAGTAAGGTTCATGCTTACTTCTCTAATAACTTTTTAAGTTTGATTGCTCTTTTTTCAGATTCAGTAACTGGTTTAGATTCAGTTTGGAGTGTTGAAGAATATGGTGCTGTTTGAGCAGAAGAAGCCGCTCCAGCTTTAGCATAAGCATAAGTTTGCTCCGCTAGGTTGGCTAATAATGATGTATCAAATATTCCTTTATCCCATTGTTTTTGCATTTCTATAAATAGGTTATTCTTTAGTTTACCAAATGGCGTCCCGTCTTCAATTTTAAGAGAATCAGTATATTGATTATACCAATTACTTAAATATGTGTCTAATGAGACTTGAGTTCTTTGATCGATTGTCTTACCAGGTTTTGCAATATATGATTGTGGAGATTCTAGTTGCCCGGCTACTAAATCATAAGCAGTTTCTACAAAGTTTTCTACAAAATACTTTCTTGCCAAATTTGCTTGGCGTGAAGAAGAATTGTTATTTCTTGGTAGAGTAAACGTTTTTTCTTTGTTGGTTTCAGGAGTTTCTGGTTGTTCTGGATATCCAAATTTTGGATCTCCTTTATTTAAACCATCTGGATCTTGTGGATTGTAATCTTTGCCTCGGAAGAAGTCCCGTGCTTTGTTTAGACCGGCTTTGGCTTTGTCTCCGATTGAATATTCGACTATAATATCATTGCTTTTCATGCAATCGATCCTAATTAATTTTCTTAATTGTTTTTGAGAAACGAGTGTTGTCTCTTCCACGAATAGCACTTAATAATTTTTTTTCAAGTAATTCTGCTTTATCTTCATCATAATTACGTTGAATGTATTCAATAAGATTTAATGCACTAGAAATAATGTTGTTACCACGAGACTCTACTATATGCGGTACATCTCGGTTTTGCCCAATCGATTCGAGTTCTTCTAATAAACTTCTTGTTTTCTTTTGCATAATGATTCTCTTAAATCCGTGTATAGTATTTAGTCGTTATAAGCCATTAATTGTTTTCTTTTAGATCATTCAGTAATGATCTGAGTTTAGTGCCTTGAACATCTGCTTTTACGTTTTTGTTAGCAGGTTCTATTTGAGACTGAACAATTTCATCTGTTGCTCCAACATTAGATGTAGTTTTAAACTTATCCATGATTGCTTGTGCTGATGGTTGTGGTTGTGATCCAGGACTTGCGACTGTTGATGTGCCAGGATCTGTAATACGCAATGTATCGACATTAAATGCTAATTCAACCTTTTGTCCTACACCAGAACTTGATCTTGTCTTCATTAACTGAATTTGATACTGACCACGTTCTCTCATACTGCGTGATGTAAAGATTCCGAACACATTATCAGCAGTATTAATCTTACTGATACCACCTGATATATGACTGTGATCGAATTCGATTTCATCAGTAGCACTTCGATTTAACTGTGATGCTGTTACAAAGAGTATGTCCAATTCTTTTGCTAAGTTACGCAATTCTTCTGAAACATACTTGTCTTTAATAAACAAGTCTGAAGGACTTACTTTAGCACTTACAGGCATTAACAAGTCTAAGTAATCAACACACAAGAAGTCAAGTTTCATGCCCGTTTGTATCTGTAGTTCTTTACAGTATGCTCTAAGATCGTTAACTGTAGACTGAGCAGGCATGTATTTGATTCTTAATTGACCAGCCGCTTTTTGTTTCATCTTTACTTTCATTTCAACATTATCTAAATCTTTAAAGATTTCTTTTGTGCCAGTGTCAGTGACCATTGAGTCAAGTCTCATTGCTGATAAGTTTTCACTTAATTCTAAAGTAACATAGATACCAGACATTCCAGCAAGAGCCCAATTGACTGACAAATTTTGCATAAACAATGACTTACCTGAACCAGAAGCACCAGCAAA